TTTGTGTTGCCTGGATCTTGTGTTGGATCTAAACGAAGTGTTCCTCCTAATTCTATGTTAGCTAATGCATTAACAGATCCTGAAATAATAATTGATCCGGATAGGTTTGTTTGACCAAGTAAATTGTTGTTTCCAATTTGTGTTGTTGATCCACTTACACTGAATGATCCGGTTAATGATTGATTACCAATCAAAGTATTGTTTCCAATTTGTGTTGTTGATCCGGATATCTTAAATGAACCAGTTACGGTTAATGATCCGGTTGGAACAACAACATTACCATAAAGTGTTTGTGTGTCATTTGCTGCGTCACCAAATTGATTTGATCCGCTTGAATATATTACGGAAGCAGATTCATATGATACATTCAAAAATGCAATAGATGCTGTGCCGTTTATTAATACATTACCATCTATAGTACCGCCAGTTAGTGGCAAATATGCAGGTGCATATGATGCAGTTTGAGCATATGATGCTGATAAACCGACAGTAACAATTTGATTTGCAATACTACCTGATTGTCTTAAAAACAACTTGCCATCGGCTACGTTGATAGCTAACTCTCCTGGCTCTAAAGATGCTGTGGATGGTACGTTCCCGGTAGTTAAATTTCTCTTATGTAGTATTTTATCTGGCATATTAATAAATATGTTTTACTTTGGTTTATGGTACCTAATATATTCCGCCGTCGATAAAACTAGCAGTTAATGCAAATGATGATGTTCCGAAGAATGACCCGGTGAAAGCAGTTGCTGTTAATTGTCCGAACACACAGGCTCGGGTAGTATTTGAATTACCGATTACTGTAGTATTACTACCTAAACCTACTGCACTATCACCGATTATGATTTCATTGATATCACCACTTGCAGATGGTTTAGTATTAACTCCTATAACAATTGAACTGCTTAGGGATGTTATTACGCCCGATACGCTATTAAGTCGAGCTGCACTTGTTCCTAGTACAATGTTAGAACTTCCGGTAGTGATATTTCGTAACGCTTGTTCACCTAACGCTATGTTGTAATTTCCAGATACATTGCATCGCATTGCACCTAAACCTTGTGCGATATTATGACAACCGATAGTATTATATCGTAAAGCATTATATCCAAATGCTATATTTCCGGTGCTTGTTGTATTAGCAAATAAAGCAAAGCATCCAATTGCTGTATTGTCATTACCAGTTGTATTAGCAAATAAAGCACTAGTGCCTATTGCTACATTGTTGGCACCGGTTGTATTACTGTATAAAGCAATTAACCCTAATGCTACGTTTTGATTTCCTGTTGTATTGCCTGGTAAAGCACGTTCGCCTATTGCTACATTATGACATCCAGTAGTGTTTCCATACAAAGTACGTCGACCTATTGCTGTATTAGCGTATCCTGTAACGTTGTTAACTAAAGAAGTGTTACCTATTGCGACGTTATGATTTCCGGTTGAGTTTCCATATAAAGCACGATAACCTATTGCAGCGTTATTGCATCCGGTGGTATTGTATCGTAAAGCATATTTACCGATTGCTGTATTATTAACACCGATATTTGATCCACTAAATGCAGTAGTTGGACCAATTGAAACATTGGATGAAACGTTACCAACGCCACGTCCAATAAACAATCCGTTAATGGATCCTGTTACACCTAAACTACCAGTAATTTGAGCCGATCCCGTAAACGGAAATGGTGGAATATAATTGTTTAGATACGATGCTGTTAGTGCAAAGCTAGAAGATATATTGAATAATGATCCGGTTTCTAACTGCCCGGGTTTAAATTGTCTTCCCATTATGCCCACCTACCTTTCACTACAATTATATCTGCGGCTACAATCGTGTATCCCAATGTTGCAGTGTTAAACGTAATTGTTTGATTTGTTATGTCACTAGGTGTCCACGTATAACATAGTTTGTCGACATACTGTCCATTAATGTATATATCAAATTCATTTACGGTTGCTACTGCTAAATTAACCGGATTGATTGCAGCAAACCCTGTTACAGTAACTGTTGTTGCTGATGAATATGTAGCAAGTTTTTCAGTTAAATTTGTTAAATATCCCATCGTAGCTACATTGATAGAAGTTGATTGTCCGCCGCTTGATACAACTAAACTACCTCCACTTGCAACAAAACTTTGTGCTTGTAATACTTTGGATGATACTGCGGTTGATCCAAATAAATCTCCGTCGATATCAACTACATTTACAAATGTAACTTTTTTAATGGAATATGCTTTTTTAATGGTACTTATGCGTGTTTCTTGTTCTGCTAGCAACGTTGCTTGAATTGTCAAAGGAATTGTTGCTCTAACTAAACGATCTTCAGCAACTGTGTTTACAGTTTCAAATGATACTGAACCCATTATTGTTAGAAATTTATTGCCTTCATTCCCCCAAGAAAAACGATTATATGTTATTAGTTGATCAATTAGATCATTTAATTGCGGAGTAAAGTCACACCAAATCATTAAATCATATTCCATTGTAACATAACGAGGAATATCAACTACATAAATTTTATCTGATGGTTGTGGCTGATTCTTTGGTATCGGAAACAATTCATCTTCATATCGATTGCGTTCATTGTATTTTGATTTGTATACAAAAGAATTTCCTGCAACTGCACGATTAACATCAATACCTTTGTGATTACTATCTTCAGTAACTGAATTGCGTTTCAACATGATCATGGGTGATTGAAGCATGCCTTTTTCATCACGCATATATCCTAAACGTCGGACATTGTCCCATTTTTCACCATTTGCAAAAATTACAGGAACAGATAACAATTGTTTGTCTGCCGTTATTTGTGGTTGTATTTCATTTTCAATGTACCACTTAATTGCATAATCAATATCATATACACTGCGTTTAGCTGTGCGAATCATATCATCATCACGTCGAGTTTGTTCTGCACGATTCAATATAAGATCAGGAGTTAACCCTTCCGTAGTAATCGGATTGGGTTTATTTGTTTTGCGATCTATATCTTCTCTATTAAATCTAGGCATCAATGTCCTTCATATGCATTGGAATTATTATTTCCGCCACGTCTTAAATTATTAATTTGTGCCGCCGTCTGACGTGTTGCGTGTGAATCACATACTACTGATACACTATATCCGAATTGATCTCCATTCGGCCACGTGTCAGGATTTTTACCAGCAAAGTATTGATTTGCATCAACATTGTCTAATTCATAGTATTCATTATCCCAAAAGATAATGTCTCCAACCTCAGGATAAAAATCTGCTCGTTCTAATATATCTCGCGATATAGCAAATTGTGCCGTTCGATTATAGGTATGACCAAAATCATCCATCACGGCATTTTTAGTTTCTTTTGTAATGAGACATGGAATCAATATGGAATCGTAATATGATTTTGATTGTGATTCTCCATATATATTTGAATTGCTGTTTGCAACAATCAATTTGAAAAATTCAATTTCTGTATCTATAATTGCATTGATTAATTCTGCATTAACTGCTGCTAAAAATCTTGCATCTCGTATTCCACCAAAAATTGCCATGTTGTTATCTCCTAACCAATATAAATTTTTAATGGAACTTTTCCTAGCATTTCATGCATCTGGGTTGCCTCTGCATTTTGCCGTGTCATCATTTGTTCTTTTGTTAATTTTTCTAAAAATTCTCGAAGTTGTGCTATTAATTCTGTTTTTTCAGATTGACCTTGTGATACTAATTCTGAACCGTTTAATGTTACTTCTCCGTTCGGAATAGGCACACTTGAATATTTATTGCGAATATATCCTAACATTTCTTTTGTTAAAGCAATACCGTATTTAATAATCCACGCACGCCCCATATCATTAATATTCCTATAGGTTTGATATGTATATGGTATATTTGATGCGTCCGATATAACATTGTTTAAAAGTGCTGTATTGCCGAATAAAACTGCATCATTAGTTTTCTCATCATCAAATATAAAATCTATGTATATATGATTAAAAAATGGTGTTGAGGATGATGAACCTGTGCCGGAAGTCGGTACTGGCCATATCTTGATATCATCTCCATGAATTTCAAATGAATAATGCGATTTGCGTATTTGATCATTGAATTCAATAGATTGCAAACGGAACAAGTCAGCATTAATTGGCATCATCATGAATGATACTGATGGTGAAAATCCGCCAAAATTAAATGAATCCATCAACTGTTGAGACCCTAAGCCTGTTCCTACGAATGGATCAAAATATCTAACAATAGCTGGAGGCGGATTATGAAGAACACGTTTGACTTCGATCGAAGATGTTGTTATGTTAATTCCCATTGATGCAGATACAGCGGCCCGTAAACTATATGTTTGTTGTCCAGGCACCATATCAATTGACGCAGAATGCCAACGAAGTGTTCCGCCACTGTCAGCTTCAGTACCATATGCTTTTGAAAGTTTTGTAATATAGCCAAATGAGTTACCAACCAATGCTC